ACGACGTGTTGGTCGAACGGGCCGACCTTGATGGCGCGGTCACCAAGGCCTTTGTCGATGTCACGGCCTCGTCAGGGGCCGGATGGGGCGTGCCAGTCGACATGGACCGTCCCTATCTGCGCCGCCTCAGAGTATGGCGTAGCGGCATCCTGACCAGCTACCAGCAAACAGCGCTTTTGGAGTGACATGGCACTGATCGTCGAGGATGGCACCATCGTCTCCGGCGCCGAGTCCTACCTGTCCGTGGCCGATGCCGACACGTACCACACAGCTCGCGGCAATGACGGATGGACAGGGGACGCGACGGCGAAGGAAGCGGCGCTACGGAACGCCACCGACTACCTCACGCAGCGCTACCGGCTGAACTGGTACGGGCACCGCTTCAGCTTGGGCCAGGCGCTCGACTGGCCGCGCTCCGGCATCAACGATGTTGGAACGGATGAGGTGCCACGCGAGGTGCGCCATGCGACGGCTGAGATGGCCCTGGTGGCGCTCACGACTGACCTGAATGCGCCTTTGGAGCGAGGCGGCCAGGTCAAGCGGGAGCGCAAGAAGGTCGGGCCGATCGAGAGCGAGACGGAGTACGCCGATGGCGCGTCGGGCAGGACACGCTATCCGGCCGTCGACGGCATCCTGGCGCCGTTCCTGATGCGGCGTGGGAGGCTGGTGCGGGTATGACCGTCTTTGCCAACCAGATCGCGACGGCGAAGCGGCTGATCGCGGCCAAGGGCCAGACGGTCACGTTTAGTCGGCCTGGTGAACTGAACTACGACCCGGCCACCGACACCCAGATCGGCGCGTCCGACACTGTGTTCACCGGAACTGCGGTCGTTCTGCCGATCAGTGGAGGTGGCTCAGAGTTTGATGTCCGCTTGCCCGGCGTTGTCGAAGGCCGCGCAAACCATCGCGAGCTTCTGGTGGCCGCCGAGGGCATGACGCATGCCCCGATGGCTGGAGACAAGGCCCTTGGCATTGAGGGCGATGATTGGACGATCATTGGATGGGTGCCTCTGGCGCCGGACGGCACGCCGATCATCCACACGGTGACGATCAAGCGATGACGACGAACTTTCGGCAGTTCCGGCTAGCCCTACGCAAGTTCGAGGGCGACATCGGGCGCCTGCACACGCAATTCATGCAGAAACTCTCGCTCGATTTCCTGCGCGGCGTCGTGCTTATGAGCCCGGTCAAGGACGGCCGGTTCCGCAACAACTGGATGACCCAGATCGGCACGCCGTCTGCCGCCGTCACCGAAGAGGTCGACCCGAGTGGCGCCAAAGCCATAAGTCGCGGCGCTCAAGAGGTCGCGCAGCTTCCGTAGTTCAGTGCGATCTACCTGACCAACAACGTGCCGTACGCGCGTCGGCTGGAAGAGGGCTACTCGCAACAGGCGCCGGCCGGTGTTGTTCAGGTCACCTTCGCCAACATCACGAGCGTCCTGTGAGCTACGCCGACGAGCGCACCGCGATCGCCGGCCGGTTCAACAGTCACTGGAACGCGCGGACGCCGATCGCGTGGCCGAACGTCGGCTTCGACGTCCCGGTCCGCGGGGCCTGGGTGCGTCTGACGATCAACAACGGCGACGCGACGCAGAGGTTGATCGGCAACCCGGGCGCCAACGTGCATCGCCACGTCGGCGTGATCACGGTCCAGGTCTTCGTGCCGATCGACAGCGGCACCCATACGGCCCGCGACCTGGCCGATGACGCCGCCGCGATCTTTCGCAACCAGTGCTTCGACGGCATCCGATGTGATGTCCCGTCGGTGCGCGAGGTGGGGCCAGCCGACATCTGGTTCCAAGTGAGCATGTCCTGCCCGTTTCGCAGAGACGAGCTGCTCTGATACCGCGTCGGTGACGCGCTGATCCTGCAAATCACTGGAGGGCGCTACGCCTGATTTCTCCGACGCCTCGGATGCCACACTGGCGTTAATTCCCGAGACGGTTTTTGGCACCACGCCGGCCACGCCTGCCTTTCAGCGCGTGCGCCTGACGGGCGAGAACATGGTCTATGCCATCGACAATCAGACCTCCAACGAGATCGATCCGACCGCCTCGGTGAAGGATCTCATTCAGCGCGAGGCCTCGGCCACCGGCGGTTTTGACTTCGAGCTGACCTATGGCTCGGAGTTCGACACGCTGTTTGAACATGCGCTGCGCGGCGACTTCGCGGTCAACACGCTGAAGGCCGGGACCGAGAAGAAGTCGCTGACGGTCGAGAAGGCGCTTCAGGGTGGTGGCGCCACGCATTATCAGCGCTTCCTGGGCCTGCGGATGAACACGCTGCAGATGAATGTGCGTGCGCAGGAGCTGGTGACGGGCCGGTTCGACATGCTGGGCCTCAACGCCTCGGCGATGGCCACGACGATCATCACCGGCGCTACCTATGTCGGCGCCAACACGAACGAGGTTATGGCATCGCCAGAGGTGGCCTCGATCACCGTGGCTAATACGGTCGGCACGATCTACTTCACCGACCTGTTGTTCACGCTCACCAACAACCTTCGCGCCCAGAACGGGATTGGCCAATTGGGCGCCGCCGGCATCGGCTATGGCCGGCGCGAGATCACCGGCCAGATGAGCGCGTATTTCGAGGACGCGGACCTCTACGAGGAGTTCGTGTCTGGCGCGGCAGGCAGCCTGTCCTTCGCCCTGTCGGACGGCACCAACAGCTACACGGTGACCTTCCCGCGGACGAAGTTCACCACCGGCCAGGTCGTGGCCAGCGGGAACAACCAGGACGTGATGGCGGAAATGGGCTTCCAGGCCCTCTACGACAGCGCGTCTCAGACGGACATGCAGATCGTCCGGTCCTAGCCTAGGAGCAATTATGAAGATCAAGCAGCACTTCGCCACCGACGCGTCGGCAGAAGAAGAGGGCGTGTGGGTGGAGATTGGCGAGGGGGCGGCCGTGAAGGTTGCCCGGTTCGGCAACAAGCGGCACGAGAAGGCGCTGGACCGGTTGCGGAAGCCCTACCGCAACATCCTGCGCACGGGCGGCGAGATCCCGAAGGACCGCGCCGAAGCGATCGTGATCGAGTCCATGGCCGAGGCCCTGCTGCTGGACTGGCGCGGGTTTGAAGACGACGACGGCAGGGCGATCGCGCATGACAAGGAAACGGCGATCGGCCTGCTGACGGAGTTGAAGGATTTCCGCAACCAGGTGGCCGCGATCGCCATGGAGGCGGAGACCTATCGCGCCTCCGCCCTGGAGGCGGCGGCAAAAAACTCCAAGAGCGGGTCTCGTGGCAGGTCCGCATCGGAGGCAAGGCCGGCAAGCTCGTAGCAATCCTTGAGGAGCACGACCGTCCGGTTCCGGAATGGGCCATCCCGCCGACGCTCAATGAGGCGACCGCACCCGTCTACCAGGCGTTCCTGGATCTGTCTCCATCGCGATCGGTGGGCTTTGGCGAGGGCGGGATACAGCTGACTGAGATCGAGGCGTACTTGCGCCTTTTCGGCCATCCCGGCTGTGACGACGCGGCGGAGTTCGTCGCGCTGATCCGGGCCTGCGATACGGCTTTCCTAGAGGCGAGGGCAGTGAAGAATGACTGACGCTCGCTTAGAGGTTCAGATCGACGGCCGGGGAGCTGTCCGGGGCTCAAACGTATCGGTGCGGGCCCTCCGCAACCTCGAGGGGCAGGCGGGACGCGTCGATGGCGCCTTCGATCGCATGCAGCGGTCGATCTTCAGCCTGCGGGGCGCGCTGACGGGGCTGGCCGGTGCGTTTGCGTTCCGGGAGCTGACGCGGACGCTTGATGCCTGGACGCAGTACGAGACCCGGTTGCGGCTGGTCACGGACTCGACCGGCGAGCTGATCAACGTCCAAGAAGCGCTCTTTGAGTTGGCGCAGGACACGAGGACAGAATTTGGCGTGACGGTTGAGCTGTATGCGCGTGTCGCCCGAAGCGCCGACCAGCTTGGATTGTCGCAGCAGAACCTTCTTGAATTGACAGAGACTGTCCAGCAATCGATTCAGATCGGCGGCGCCACGGCCCAAGAG